AAAAGAAAAAAGATTATGTAATGTGTTGTGATGTATCGAGGGGAAGAGGACAGGACTACTCAACTTTTACCTTAATCGACATTAGCACTAAACCCTTTGAACAGGTTGCTGTATATCGCTGTAATACTATCTCTCCAATACTCTTCCCTACGATTATTTATAAGTATGCAACTTTGTACAATAACGCGTATGTAGTAATAGAATCAAATGATGTAGGTCAAGTCGTATGTAATGGACTATATCATGACTTTGAGTATGAGAATATGCATGTATCAAGTGCTATCAAAGCAAATGCTCTTGGAACAGAAATGACTCGTAAAGTAAAAAGACTTGGATGTTCTGGAGTAAAAGACTTACTTGAAACAGAAAAACTAATAGTAGTAGATGAAGAAACAATACTTGAGATATCAACATTCATAGCAAAAGGTCAATCATATGAAGCATCAGAGTGTAACCACGATGATATCATGATGAACCTTGTAATGTTTGGTTACTTTGCTACAACAGAAATGTTTAGAGATCTAACCGACATAGACATAAAACAAATGTTATATGATCAACGTATAGCAGAAATAGAAAATGATATTCCATCGTTTGGATTTATTGATGATGGCAGTGATGCCATTGCCGATATAGAACGTCAAGAAGATAATTCTCCCTGGCAGATCGAATATCAGCAAGAATTCTAATATTATAAATAACAGTAATTGAATATCCGTATTATGAAAAACATATCATTTAGGTTCAAAGAAGGACACAAACCATGGCAATAGGTACACCATCAGAGTCACCGGCGATCGTCGTCAAGGAGCTCGATAGAAGCGGTGTAGTACCCAACGTTCAGACCACTACAGGGGCTTTCGTAGGAAATTTTAACTGGGGTCCTGTTAAACAGGCTACGTTGGTTTCTAATGAAAGTGCACTGGCAGAAACGTTCGGATCTCCCGATTCTTCTAACACAATAGATTTTCACAGTGCCGCATACTTTTTACGGTACGCTAACACAATGCAAGTAGTAAGAGAAGTTACATCTGCTGCTTTCAACTCACACGACTCAGACGCTGGATCAGGCACTAATTCAGTAACTCCAGTCACCATACTAGTAAAAAATAGAGACAACTGGGACGATCAAATCGCTGCAGCAAATACAGCTGATCACACCGTTGTAGCAAAATGGCCTGGTAACTTAGGCAACTCACTCAAAGTTTCATTCTTACCGGCAGACTCCGGTGATGCAACAACAATATTTGACGCTTGGGCATACAAATCATCTTTCGATGCTGCTCCAACTACTTCATCACACGCAAGTGCTCGAACCGCTACAAGCGATGAAATGCACGTTGCCGTTGTTGATGAAGACGGTTTATTCACCGGAACAAAAGGCGAAGTACTAGAAACATTCCCATTTGTATCATTAGCTCTAGGCGCTCAGAATGCAGACGGATCTACTAACTACATCAAAGATGTTATTAACAATCAATCAGAATATGTTTGGATGGCTGGTTTCGGCGATGCAACTAAATTCTCAGATAATGCAGGTACAACTGCTGATAGTGGCGATAGCTTCCTTCAGACAAACGGTTCTCCGGCAGCTGTTAATATATCTCTTGTAAACGGTGTCAACTCAGGTGCATTAACACCAACTGAATACGCTACAGGATTCGATAAATTTGAAGATCCAGACACAATTACTGTCGACTTTCTTATCGCTCCAGGCATGTCATCAAGATCAGATCAAACGACTGTTGTTAACGATCTTGTAACAATAGCACAAACAACACGTAAAGATTGTGTTGTAACAGCTTCACCTGCAAGATCAGATGTCGTTGCATCCTCAACTCCGGTAACAAGTGCTATCACAACAGCTGATACATTTACCAATTCATCTTACCTTATCGTAGATAATAACTACCTTAAAGTATATGACAAGTACACTGATCAATACATCCAAATTCCAGCATCTTCAAGTACTGCTGGTATTATGGCTGCATCAGACTTCAATACTGCACCTTGGTTCTCACCAGCTGGTCCACGTAGAGGTCAATATGTAGGTATTACATCATTGTCTTATTCACCAAACAAATCAGAAAGAGATTCGCTTTATAAAGCAGGTCTTAATCCTATATCAAATATACCTGGACAAGGTGTATTGTTATTTGGTGATAAAACTAAATTAGCAAGACCAAGTGCATTCGATCGTATTAACGTACGTAGATTGTTCCTTGCAATTGAAAGAGCTATTTCGATAGCTGCACGTAACGTTATGTTTGAATTCAATGACGAATTTACTCGAGCAGAATTCCAAAACGTAGTTGAGCCTTTCTTAAGAGAGATTCAAGGACGAAGAGGTATTACTGACTTCAGAGTGGTTTGTGACACTACAAACAATACTGCCGCAGTAATTGATCGAAATGAATTTAAAGCAGACATCTTCATCAAACCAGCACGTTCAATCAACTATGTAACTCTAAGTTTCGTAGCTGTGAGAACTGGCGTTGACTTTGAAGAAGTTGTAGGCACAGTTTAATTGACAGATAGGAGAATATAAACATGGCTATTCTTGGAGTAGACGACTTTAAAGCCAAGTTGAAAGGTGGCGGCGCCAGAGCCAATCTGTTCAAAGCGACTATCAACTTTCCAGCATACGCATTAGGTGATGTAGAAATAACATCATTCTTATGTGAGGCTGCTCAACTTCCTGGTTCTACATTTGGTGTCATCGAGATGCCATTTAGAGGTAGGTTCTTAAAAATGGCAGGTGACCGTACGTTTGACACATGGTCACCTACAATCATTAATGATACGGACTTCGGTGTTCGTAACTCAATGGAACGATGGATGAACGGTATCAATGCTCACAGAGCAAATACTGGTCTTGTTGCTCCTGTTGATTACGAAGCTGATCTATTTGTAGAGCAAATCGACCGTGACGGCAACAGTCTAAAGAAATACAACTTTAGAGGTTGCTTCCCAACATCACTATCACCTATTGATGTTTCATACGGTGCAAACGATGAAATCGAAAGATTCAGCGTTGACTTCCAGGTCCAGTACTGGGAAGCTGCAGACACAACCAATTAAGGTTCGTATATATAAGACTATAGCGAGGCATTCATTTGCCTCGTTAAACCCTATTATTGAAAGAAAAATATGGCGGAAAACAGCTTAAAATTATTCGGTTTCGAGCTTCGCAGAGCTAAAAAAGTTGAAGCGGAGAAAGAAAAGCTGAAATCGATTGTACCTCCGGTTGACGAGGATGGTGCTGGTTACGTAACTGCTGCCGGTGCACATTATGGTCAATACGTCGATATAGACGGAGACAAATCAAAAGACAACTACCAGATGATACAAAAGTATCGTGGTACTGCGTTGCATCCTGAAGTTGATGCTGCGATAGAAGATATTATGAATGAAGCAATCAGTGGATCTGAAGAAGGTTTTGCTGTACAGCTTGAAATGGAGCAGCTCAAAGCTTCAAACGGAATTAAAACTAAGATCCAAACAGAGTTTGATGACATCTTAAAGATGTTACACTTTACAGATCTTGGGCATGATATATTTAGACGATGGTACATTGACGGAAGAATAACATTTCATTTGGTTGCAAATGTAGATAATCCTGCTAAAGGTATTGAGGATATAAGACCTATCGATTCTGCAAAGGTTCGTAAGGTCAAAGAAGTTAAGACTTCAAAAGATCCTGTTACTGGTGCTAAGATTATTGAAAAATCAGAAGAATACTACATTTATCAAGAGAAGCCAGGTCAGCAACAGTCTGGCGTTAAGTTAACTAAAGACTCTGTTCTTTATGTTACATCTGGATTGCTTGATGAAACACAACGGAAGATTATATCATATCTTCACAAAGCAATAAAACCGCTCAATCAGCTACGTATGATGGAAGATTCATTAGTAATCTATCGTCTTGCACGTGCACCTGAGCGTAGAATATTCTATATTGATGTCGGTAACTTACCTAAAGGTAAATCCGAAGAATATATGAAAGGCATAATGGCGAAGTACCGTAACAAACTTGTGTACGATGCTTCAACTGGTGCAATCAAAGATGACAGAAAACATATGTCAATGCTTGAAGATTTCTGGTTACCACGTCGTGAAGGCGGTAGGGGAACAGAAATTTCTACATTGCCAGGTGGTGATAACCTTGGACAGATAGACGATATCATCTATTTCCAAAAACGACTCTATAAGTCTCTTAACGTACCAATTGCCAGACTTGAGCAAGAATCACAATTTAGTCTTGGTAGATCTACTGAGATCTCAAGAGACGAGCTCAAGTTTCAGAAATTTATCGATAGGCTTCGTAAACGATTCTCTATACTCTTTGCAGAGATACTCAAACGTCAGCTGATACTTAAAAACATTATTACCGAACAAGATTGGGATGAATGGGGATCAGACGTACACTTTGATTATATAAGAGATAATCACTTTACAGAGCT